AAACTCGTCGCCACTCGAAGATGGCGTCGCCAATGCGTCGGTTGCCGACAAGAGGGGGACCGCCCCCGAGGCCGATATGGACGACGACACCATGCTCCTGCCTGACAAGGAATGGGTCGGCATGTTCAAGGAAGCCCTTGATGCGTCCGCCTCGTTCCAGATCGAGAAGGTCCGCACGCCGTGGAGCCGGAACTACCGCGCCTTCAACAACCGGCACATCAGCGGCTCGAAGTATGAGACCTACAAATACCGCAACCGCTCCAAGCTGTTCCGGCCAAAGACGCGCATGGCGGTCCGCAAGAACATGGCGACGACCGCGTCGGCGATGTTCTCGACCGAGGACGTGGTTTCGATCAGCGCCACGCGGACAAGCGATCCGGTTCAGGCAATGTCGGCGCGCGTCGTGCATGAAGTGCTCAACTACCGGCTCGACCGCGTCAACCCGATGTCCGGCCCGAACTGGTTCCTGACAGCCGAAGGAGCCCGGCAGGACACGCAATTGGCGGGCCGGTGCGTGTCGAAGCAATATTGGGAGATCGAGTTCGAATATTTCAATGAGTATGTCGATCAGCCCGCGCTCGACTTGAACGGGCTCCCGCTGATCGGCGAAGACGGCCAGCCGGTCTATGAACAGGCTCTGGTCACGCGCAAGAAGAAGATCAAGGACCGCCCGCAGATCATCCTGGTCCCGCCGGAACACGCCTTCATCGATCCCACGGGCGATTGGCGCGATCCGATTCAGGAAAGCGGCTTCTTTGTCGCCGGGTTCCCGACCCGCAAGGAAGACCTCGAAACCATGATCGAGGACGCCGCCGAACGATCGCCGATGGGTGGCGGCATGTGGCGCACCGACATCAACATCGCCCAGATCACCCAGGCGGCAAACTCGAACCAGAAACAGGCTGACGCGATCCGCCGGGCCCGTGACGATGGCGCCGACCGCTATCAGTCCCGCCATTCCGACCAGAAGGGCGAAACGATCTGGCTCTACGAGGTGTTCTATCGCTTCGCGGGCGTGGACTGGCATTACTGGATGCTGGGCGAGACCATCCTTCTGTCCGATCCCCGGCCGGTTGAGGAGAGCTACCCCGAGCAAAGGGGCTTGCGGCCCTATGCCAGCGGCGTGGGCGAGGTAGAGAGCCACAAGGTCTATCCGGCCGCCCCGGTCGAGACCTGGCAGCCCATGCAGCAGGAAATGAACGAACTGACCAACCTTGGGCTGGACGCGCTCAAGATGGGGATCAGCCCGATCACCAAGATCAGGCGCGGGCGCAACGTCGACTTGAAGCAGATCCAGAACCGGGGCCCGGATGCTCATGTTCTGGTCGAGGACACCGACGACGTGACGTTCGACCGGGCACCGACGCCGCCGGCGCTGATGCAGCAGTACATGAACAACCTCAATGTCGATTTTGACGAGTTGGCCGGGGTGTTCTCGAACGGGTCGGTGCAGTCCAACCGGCAGATGAACGAGACCGTCGGCGGCATGAACTTGCTGGCCGCGTCATCGAACGCCCTGACCGAGTTCGATCTTCGCGTGTTTGTCGAGACATGGGTGGAGCCCTGCCTTCGTCAGGTGGTCAACTGCATCCAGTTCTATGAGAGTGACGAAATGATCCTCGCCATCGCCGGCGAGAAAGCGGGCCTGATCGCCGGTCCGGTTCAGGAGGGCAAGGAGGGGCTGGACCGCAAGGACGCCAGCGCCGGACAGGTCTCGATTACCCAGGTCATCGAAAACCTCGACAAGCAGACGCTCACCTTGCGCGTCAATGTCGGTGTGGGCGCCATGGACAGCCGCCAGAAGCTCGAGAAGTTCATGGCCGGCACCAAGATCACCATGGAAATGATGCCGCTGCTTGAGAAGGAAGGCTATCAGCTTAAGGGCTCTGCGATGATCCAGGAGGCGTGGGGGCTGGTCGGCTACAAGGATGCGGATCGGTTCTTCACCCAGACGCCCAAGGACGAGCAGAAGCCGCCGCCGCCCGATGTCCAGAAGGAAATGGTGAAGCAGCAGGGCCGGTTGAAGGAAAAGGAAGCCGACGCGAGAACCAAGTCTCAGATCGAGCAGATCAAGGGCGCAAACAGCCGCGCAATCGCCGCCATGGAACAGGAGGCGCGCGACCGCGAACTGACGCTTGACGAGCAGCGGTTCGAGCACGAACGCCGCATGGATATGCTGGAATACCATCTTCAAGTTCAGGCTGAGGCACAGCAGCGCATCGAGCGCACCCTGAACGACATGAGCAGCCGGATGCAGCCACAGCGCGCCGGATAACACCACCAGAGGCACATGATGAGCATGTTGGACCCCGCAGCCGAGGAGCTGGCGGACAGCGAATACGCGCGCGCGCTGTTCATGGACACCTTCTACCAGACGCTCGACCACTTGAAGGACGGCGGGCCGCTCAAGGCGCTCCTAGAGGCCGCCCGCGAAGACGCAATCGTGGCCATGTCGGACCTGGTCAAGGCGGACCCGTTCAAGCCGGAAGTGATCCGCGACCTGCAATGGCGGGTCCAGCGATACGACGCCTTTTGCTCATGGATCACGACGACGATCCAGGCCGGCGAGGTCTTGCAACAGGACATGAATGACGAGCAGCGAGCCGAATACGAGGCGCTGATCCGAGGCGAAGAAGACGGAAAGGATTGATCCATGTCAAACGCCCTGAAAACCGAAGAACAGGCACCGAACGAAACCCGCGCCGAAGGCAGCCAGCCCGAGGAATCCCGCGAGCCCGACCAGCAGGGCGCGCCCGAAGGCGGCGAGGTTGAACGAGAAAGCTCCATCCCGCCGGTCCGGGTCGATAATCGTCGCAACGCCATCTACGAGAAGGCCCGCGCCGCCCGCGACCGCGAAATGGGCATTGAGGGCGAGCCCGGCGCCGAAGACCGTTCGGACGCGGGAGAGGCGCGCCAGCAGCAACAGCCGGACGCCGATGAAGCCCCGCGCGAAACCCGCCGCCGCCGCCTCAAGGTGAACGGCCAGGATTTCGAACTATCAGACGAGGAAGTCACTGCGCTCGCCCAGAAGGCGCTTGCAGCCGGTGACGTTCTCGAAAGCGCAAAGAGCATCCGTGCTCAGTTGCAGCAGAGATTGGAAGCCCTGCAAGCCGCCGAAGCCGCCAACCAAAGCGGTCGGCCGCAGCAGGATTCCCAGGCCAAGCCGAAGCCGTCAGAGGATACCAAACCGGACGACGACGAATTGGACGACATTATCGACAGCATTCAGGTCGGTAATCCAGATGAAGCGAAAGCCGCACTGGCGAAATACGGGGACCGCCTTGAGCGCCGTATTCTCGACCGGTTCGGGGACCTGGACCAGCGCATCGCCGATACCACACGGACGATCGCCGAAACCCAGGACCGTCAGCGGCAAACGCAAACCGTGCTCGAGCAATTTGAAGCCGAAAACAGCGACCTTGCCAATGACGGCATGGTCGTTCAGGCGATCGCCTACACCACAGTCCAGCGGATGCGCGAGCAGATGCAGGGGCTTGGCGTGCAGGAGGAAACCATCGAGACGCTCAAGCGCAACAACGGCTGGGACGACCAGACCGCGGTTGGCTATGCGTACCGGCACCTCCAAAGCCGTGGCTATCGACTGCCGGACCAGGCAAGCGTCTTGAAAGAAAGCGTGAATGCCGTCCGCGAACGTTTCGGTCTCAAGGCTCCCCAGCGCGAGAACAACCCCACGCCTGCGCTTGAACAGCGCGAAGCGCGCAAGCAGGCGATGGCCCCCCAACCGCGAAGGGCAAATATCGCCCCCGGACCCGCGCCTGAACCCAACATCACAGACTCGCGCCGCGATGCGGTGCGCCAGATGAAGATGGCCCGCAGGGGACGTTGATGCGCCCTTCCTGTCCCAAGAAGGAACAGGAAAATGACCGGACAAGTTTGGTCCTCCGACACGTCGGGTGGTTATCTCTACTCGGACAACCTCTCGAACTACCTTCGTTTCGAGCTCCAGCCTCGGACGAAATTCCGCAACCTCTGCGATGCAAAGGATGACGCCATCGGCCTCCACAAGGGGGATACATATCGATGGAACGTTTATTCGAGCATCGGCAACAACGGCGGCCCGCTTGGCGAGACCCAGCGGATGCCGGAAAGCTCCTTCACGATCGCCCAGCGCTCGCTGACCATCGAGGAGTTCGGCATGTCCGTGCCGTTCACCCAGAAGGTCGAGTATCTTGGCGAGCACGACGTCAAGGACGTGATCGAAAAGACGCTCAAGGACGCCGCCCGGAAGACCCTGGACCGCATGGCGGCCTACCAGTTCTTCCAGACGCCGCTTCGCGTGGCGCCGACCAGCGGAACCTCGACGACCGCAGTGACGCTGACCACCAACAGCGCCACCGCGACCACCAACAACGTTGCGATGGGCGCCGACCATGTGAAGGCCATCGTGGACATCATGAAGGAACGGAACATCCCGGCCTACGAGGGCGACGACTACGCCGCTATCTCGCACCCGACGACGCTCCGCGGCTTCAAGAACGACCTCGAGACCATCCACCAGTACACCGACACCGGCATTGCGATGATCTTTGCCGGCGAGGTGGGCCGCTACGAAAGCGTCCGGTTCATCGAGCAGAACGAATTGCCGAAAGGTCACGCCAACGACGCGGCCTTCTCCACTTCGTCGGCTTCGGCGAACTACGTCTACACCGCGACGGACGACGCCTGGAACAACGCCAAGTCCTCCTGGTGCGCGTTCTTCGGCAACGACAACGTCATCGAAGCCATCGCGGTGCCCGAAGAAATCCGGGGCAAGATCCCGAATGACTACGGACGCGATAACGGCGTGGCCTACTACTACATGGGCCAGGCCGGTCTCTGCCACACCGACGCGCTCAACGCCCGCATCGTCCTCTGGGACAGCGCGGCCTGATCGCAGGACTTGAGGGCCGCCACGCGCGGCCCTTTTCCTTTCCACACTTCGAAGAAGGACAAGACAGATGTCTTATTCTGATCCCGACCGCCGGGTGTATTCATTCGGCATCCACGACTTCGGCGCTGGCAGTGAATCGCTTTCGATCACCGGCCCGAAGGGCAAGGCTGGGACGCTTGTGGCAATCCACGCTGCCGCGACCGAGACCTTCACCAACACCACCACGTCGGCAAACATCCAGGTTGGCACCGCAGCCGATCCGGACGCCTACGCCCTGTTCGATCTTGGCACGCTTGCCGACACCGACAGCGCGTCGACCGATGACGGCACCACGGACACCGACGCCATCATCAGCGCCGATATCCCGGCCGACACCCAGGTCGAGGTGACGTTCACCGCTCCGACCGGCGGCACGCCCGCCGGCATGGCGGCGGTGACCATCATCATCGACTGGGCGCTGTAAGCCCTGCTGGTCGCCTTCGGGCGGCCGGCGCCAACCGACAAGGAGCTTTCCAATGGACAAGCGCCGATACGTTGCCCGCAACCCGCGCAATCCGAAAACCGTTAACACGGCCGAAGACGAGTGCTGCGGCAACATCGCCAAAGACGGGTTTTCCGTCTTGAGCCGGGAAGGCATGAAGCCGCCCCGTGACCGTTACTTCGAGCGACCGGCCCTTGGCCGCGGCCTCATGGACGAGAACGAGGCGTCTTTCCGGTCTTCCTATCCCTCCATCTATGACGAGGACTGACCAATGAAGAACTCCCATACTGTGACCTCGAAGGGTGCCCGTGGCACCACGCTGGTCCAGAGCACCGGTGTCGACAATTCGTCCATGGGCGACAAAAGCACCGCCACGCTCAAGAACCCCGGCTTCAAGGGGGGCGCGCACGACCTGTCCCACTCGATCGCCGGCGCCTCCTCGCGCAAGTCGTAAGGGGAGACGGCCATGAGCAACCCACGCTTTGATCCGTCCAAGGATCACGGAACAATCTCGCCCTTCTGGCATGGTGCGCAGTACCACCAGAATGGCTGCTACTACTCGCCCCAGGGCGACTTTCTGTTCCGTGACGGCGACGATCCCAGCGCGGTCTCCACTGCGGCGGGGGCTTCGGCCCCCGCCACCACCGAGACCGCCACCCAGACCAAGGCCCCGACCTCGTCGGGCTCGACCGCCCCCGTTGATCTTGCGGCATGGGCACGGGGCGAACAATCCGTTCCGTTTTTCGCCGTGAAGAAGGTGTTCGCCGCGGCTTTCCCCGACGTGAAGGTCAGAAGCGCCGCCGACATCAAGGCCGCGCTGAAAGACGCCGGGATGGTCTGACATGAACTACACCACGCTTGTTGCTGACGCCACGACGGCCGGCTCGATCAAGTATGCGATCAACTACACCCGCATCGATAGCGCCGGCATCCTGACCGACGCGCAAGCGTGGATTTACCGCAAGCTGCGCACATTCGACATGATTGCGACCGCCGATGTCTCGATTGCGAGCGGCGCCACGACCGCCGATTTCCCCGCCGACTATCTCGACCCGATGCACCTGGGCATCCCCGGCGTCGTCCCGCGCATCCAGCTCAAAGAGCAGGAGTGGTTCCGGACGTTTCTCGGGTGGGACAGTTCCGCAGTGTTGCCGGAAGGCCCGCCGACCTTCTGGACCAACATCGCCAGAGCGATCCAGTTCAACACCAAGGCCGATCAGGCTTACACCGCCAAGATGGTCTATTTCGCGCGGCCGGCAGCCCTGTCGGTCAGCAACGAGACCAACTGGCTGACCGACAAGTACCCGTCGCTGCTGCACCGCGTCTGCCTGATGTTCGCGGCCGAAGCCCGCAAGGAATACGACGCCATGGACCGGGCAGAGGCTCGAGCCATGAAGGAAATCGAGGAAATCAGGGTCGAAAGCGATCTGGCCTTGCGCGGCGTCGAACTCGACTTCAACTGGGAAGAAAACTGATGGCCAGCTATAGCACCAACCTCCTGCTGTCCCTCCTGGCCGTTGGCGAAAGCGGCGTGCATGGTTTCGCCAACTGGGGCGAGGCCGCAAACTCCAACTACGAGTTTCTGGAAGACACGGTTTCCGAAGCCGCCGACATCCCGCTTGCGGGAACCAATGTCACGCTGACCGCAGCCCAGGAGCGCGCGCTTTACCGCAATCTGTCCGGGACGCTGTCGGCCAACGTCGAAGTCAGAACCAACGATCGCAAGGGCTTCTGGTTCGTCAACAACGGCACGTCCGGCGCCTACACGGTCACGGTGAAGCCGACCAGCGGGTCCGGCGTCGTCGTCCAGCAAAGCACAAGAGCTATTCTGTATTGCGACGGCACCAACATCGTTAACCTGTCGAGCGCGGTGGATATCGACAGCGGGTCTATCGACGGCACCCCGATTGGCGGAACCACTCCGTCGACCGGCGCGTTCACCACGCTGACGGCTAACGGCGTCCTGACCGTCAACAGCGGGTCTTCGGTTTGGGCCAATCTCGGCGCGTCTTCGGTCGCGTCCTCCTACATGACGCTCAACCGCAGCACCACGCTTGGAGGCGTTCTTGGGTACATCGGCACTGATGGAGGAGCCGCCATCGGCGGCGGTACTGGCACAGGTCTCGCTGTTCGTTCCGAGGCCGACCTGATCCTTGCTTCCGGGGCTGCGGAGGCAGTGCGTATCAATTCCAGCCAGCAAGTTGGTATCGGGACAGACCCTTCCGCAAAACTCCACGTCTATTCTGGCGCGACGGATGAAGTTACCCGTTTCGAGGGAACAGGATCGCCCTACATTTCCATTTACGATAGTGGATCGCGTGCCGGTTACCTTCTCGCGACGTCATCCGAAATGACAATTGGCGGGGATGCGGGGCCAGTGACGGTTGCTGCTGCCGGGGCCGTGTATCTGTTAGCAAACGGCGCTACACGCATGGCTGTCGATACATCTGGCCGGGTCACCATGCCTTACCAACCAGCGTTCTACGCCTACAAATCCGGAGCAGCCCAGAACGCCACTGGCGTCGTCGAGTTCGCTAATGTCAAGACCAACATCGGCTCCTGCTACAATAGCGGCACCTACCGCTTCACCGCGCCTGTAGCCGGGACTTACTATTTCTTCGCCAATTGGTTTGCGGATCTTCCCGCTGCAAATGATTATGCGTACTGCGCATTTTACAAGAACGGCGCGAACACAAATATTTATTCCCATACTCCCTCCACTGCTGCTGGGCTGGCCTATATTCGTGTACCGGCATCGGCAACCCTAACCCTCGCTGCCGGTGATTACGTTGATTTTCGTCTTGTCGGTGTCAACGGAACGGCGGGTGTCTACGGCGGTTCCTACTCCGAGTTCGGCGGCTGGCTCATCGGTTAAAGGATCACACTCATGTCCATCACCCGCACCCCGGCCAAAGACCTCGCCATCGCCCGCTTCGCGGCCGATCCGGAAGACTGGCTGGCCAATGCTCTGGCCACCGTCTGCGGCGGCGACGAGGCCAAACTCCAGACCCTCTATGACGAGCGCGCCGAAGCCCAGCGTGACGAGGACGGCCACGACGATTGGGCGGCCTATGAAGCGAGCGGACTTCCGACCGCAGCGGAAAGCCAACCTCCCCTTCCCACCATCCCGCAAGGCCCCCGCACCATCCACCCCGCATGGCTCCGTCTGGCCCTGATCGAGATCGACAAGCTCGACGCCGTCAATGCCGCCGTGGCCCAGCAGGGCGCGGTCAAGGTCGCTCTGTGGGAATACGCCACCACCATCGCCGAGAACGATGTCGACGTGAGCGCCATCGCCACGGCGCTCTCCATCGACCTCGCCGCGCTTTTCGACCGCGGCTACGCCATTCGCGACGCAAGGCAGGGCTGACACCATGTCGTTCTACCCCGTCATTGTCCCGCCTGGCGTCGTCAAGGTGGACAGTGACTATGCCGCGTCCGGCCGATGGATCGACGCCGACAAAATGCGCTTTGTGCGCGGAATGCCCGAGAAGGTCGGCGGGGTTCAAAAGCTGGTTTCCAGTTCCTTTACCGGCATCGCGCGAGGCGCAAAGGCGTGGAACACCTATTCCGGCGTTCAGTGCCTGGTGTTCGGCACGGCCTGCAATCTCTACATCTTGCGACAGGGGACCATTTCCGAAATCACACCCTACCGGATCGACGCCACCGGGCTCTCGCTCACCGACCCTTTCGATACGACCAGCGGATCGGCGATCGTCACCGTGACCGATGTTGGCCATGGAATAGACGCGGCAGGCGTCGATGTGGTCTTCTCCGGCGCTTCTGCGGTCGGCGGGATCACCATCGACGGCGAGTATGCCGTGACCGAGGTGGTTGACGACGACACCTACACGATCACCCACACCTCCAACGCCACGTCGACCGCGACCGGCGGCGGATCGGTCACGGCTTCCTATGAGCTCAACTGCGGCAATGTCGACCCGTCCTATCTGTTGGGCTGGGGCGTGGGCCTCTGGGGAGAGGGCTATTGGGGAACCGATGTCACCCTTTCCAGCGCCATTATCTCGGAGCCGATGTGTTGGAGCCTTGACGCCTATGGCGAGGACCTGATCGTCAACCCGCTCAACGGCGGGGTCTACCTCTATGACAGTTCCGCGGGCGTCGGCCGCCCATCCCGGATCACCAATTCCCCCAGCCAGGCGCGGTTTACCTTTGTCACGCCAGAGCGCTACATCATGGCGCTGGGCTGCACCAACACCAGTGGTTCTGTCGACAACATGACGGTCCGCTGGCCCGACATCCTCGACAACACCGATTGGACCCCCTCAAGCACAAACACCGCCAACGAGCGCAAGCTGCAAGGCGGGACGCGGCTGGTGGCCGGAACGGCCCTGACAGACGGCTTGAGCCTCGTGTGGTCGGATTCCTCGCTGTTCGTGTTCCAGTTCACTGGCTCTGGCGAAGTCTATGCCAGCCGCAAGATCGCCGGCGATTGCGGGCTGGTCGGCCCGCAAGCATGGGCGACGGCCAATGGCATTGCGGCTTGGATGGGCGACGGCGATTTCTGGATGTACACCGGCTATGTCCAGCGCATCCCCAATGCCGAAGACATCAGCGCCTGGGTCTACGACAACGTCAACATCGATCAGATTTTCAAATCGGTCGCCTTCTACAATCCGCTGTTCAACGAAATCTGGTTCCTGTTCCCGTCCGGGGTGTCAACCGAACCGGACAAATACGTCATGGTGAACCTCGATAATTATGCCTGGGCCAATGGCACATGGGAGCGCAGCGCGCACGCGCAGTTCACCACCGGAGAGCGTCGGCCGGTATTGTTCGGCACCAACGGCTACATCTACGTGCACGACGTCCGCAGCAATCCGGACGAAGATTCGAGCGCCATGTCGGCGCATATCGAACTGGGGCCGACTGACATTCAAGCCGGCAACGTCTCTGTCGACATATTCGGCTTCGTCCCCGACTTCCAGCAGCAGTCAGGCGATTTGAGCGTCTACCTCTATGGTCGCGATCACCCGCGCGACAGCGATTTCATGAGCGAAACGCTGACCGTGGCGGAAACCGACACGCTTGTAGACGCCAGGGTCGCCGGCCGCCAGTTCGGCTTGAAGATCACGTCCAACACCCTGGGAGGCGCGTTCAGGCTCGGCAAGTTCGGCCTCGAGGTGAGCGGGGCAGGGACCAAGAGAGGCAGCCAATGAGGAAAATTGTGCTTGGGCAACCATCCTTCCCGATTGCCACAGCCTCACAAGAAGTCAAATGGCTGGCAGAAGGGTTGGCCGAGGTGCAGCGGGCCAGCCACGATCAGATCACGGAAGAAATCGCCGACGCCTACACTCTGTCGAACGTGACCGAAACCCGCACCCTCAACGTCTCAACCGCCACCACCGCAGATATCGCCAATGTGCTTGCAACCCTGTTGCTGGACATGAAAAACCGCGGCGTCAAGCGAGGATAAAAGCATGGCAACCACGACCAGCAGCGCCACCAACATCCCGAGCTATATCGAGGATCCGGTCAAGAAGTCCCTGACCGGGATCGATGACTGGTTGAACAGCGACCAGAACTACGTCTACGGCTCCAAGCCGGGCGAGAGCCTGTACACCGGCCTTTCCGACCAGCAGAAGAAGTCGATTGGGAACATCGATTGGTTGGCCAACCAAGACCTCGACCAGATGTTCAATCTCAACGAGGCCACGAGCCTCTGGCGGCAATTCGCAAATACCGGCCCGGCGATGATCGAGGGAGATTTTTCGGGCGGTTCGGTCTCGCTTCCGAATTTCAACTACGAAGTGGGCCCCGGCGGCGGCGCCAACACCATGTCCGCGGTCGGAGGCATTGATACCTCCGGGATCAAAGGCGGCGGCGTTGCCGGGCAGATCGACGTCAACCGCTACGGCCAACAGACGACACCCGTATCGACGGAACGGCTTGTTGACCAAAACGGGTTTCTCGGATCGATCAAGGACTACATCGATCCCTATCTT